GGGATTTCAATCCTCTTGACCGGCTTTTGCCATATCTCACCATGCTTTTGTAAGATTGTGTGAAGTCCAACTGAAGTTCAAACCTGGATCAACATACTGTCTCCTAGGAGACGATATAGTGATCTGGGATGAAAAAGTGGCTGAACTGTATAAAACTAAAATGAAAGCTATGGGTGTAGAGATTTCAGAAATGAAATCCTTATTCCCAACTGAAGAGGTCCCTGTCCAGGTTGAATTCGCAAAACGAATTTTTACCAAAGACGGAGATGTCTCTCCACTTCCATTACGTCTGTTAAAATCGCTATCTTCCCCGATAAGAGAAGGTATGATGCTAACAGAATGTATACAGAGGGGTGTAGTTACTAACGATGTTATTCAACTACTACCCGGAACGTTTCCAAAGCGTTCTCTGCTCCTTGCAGGTTTTCTGCAATCTGATAATACTGAGGTGGATCGTAAGATCCACGCATTATTATCGGATTACAACTACGTGCCCAAAGCCGACGAACTACCGTATATCATGGATGATAATCATCTAGGATTTCCGGAGATCGACGTAACCATTGGTTTTCTTCGAACTACAGCAAAGGCTGTGATACGTAGAAGCGTTTATTTCGACGATTTTGAATGAGGTCAACGTGAGTTGACTTTATTCCTGAAATCGTTCTGGAGTAATACCAGCCATCGTAGTGATGGCTTTCCTCGTAATGCAGTTTTGGACGTTGGATTGCTGATGAATTTCACCAATACTTTGGCTTGTCACCAACTTATTGCAAATTCAGCAGCAAGTCCGACTGCCTTCGATCCTGAAGAGTATATAACGTGTGGGGTATATGGTAGTATAAACGGGATTTCTGATTTTTCAGAAGTCGTTCGTTCATTACGGCCTGTACCACAAACTTATAAAACCCTTCAAGACAGAGAAGTTAGAATGTCGTTGATATCCAACAAGATACTCGACGGATTCGATGAATCAGGTTTCGATGTTAACAACATAGAAACAGATGATTTAAAGAATTTCGTTCTAACCAGGCATTCACTCGAAAGAAAGACTGATCCGTATCCTCTTAGAACATAGCTATCCCTGTATTTCATGGGGTCGCTTTAAGTTTTCAAAGGTAACGTAAATCTATCGATCTTTCTGTCCGCCGTACATCTGAGGTGTAGATTATGGGTATAATCTACGGGCATT